TCGAGTTAATGTCACCGAACATTTCAGAAACAAATCTTATTTTATTAGCACTAATAACTCGTTTTGTTGTTGTATCTGCACCAACATCCTTTGGTATCAAATATCCATGAACAGTTAATTGAAAAGAAGAACGAACTACGCGGTCTTGACCAGTTGTGTTGTTGTCCTCAATAGTCATTGAATCCATATATGTTGAGAACTTATAGTAATTCTTATCACCAAATGCCTGGCCATTGAAATGAACAAATTGTTCAAGAATATGGTTTAACTGATTTTGATATTCACACCAAACTATAAAATCATAAGTAACATCAACAAAATCGGGCATAGGAGTTAGATAATACTCATACGATGGTTTTCTTTCGTATTGAGTAGTAAATTTGTCATATGGAGTCATTCTATTGTATCTATGTTGCATAACATAGTAAAGTTGTTTTGTTGATGCAACTTTGTTTCTACGCATTTCTGGCTTTATAGAAACTGCAGATCTTCTGAATGTTATCAATGGTATTATCGTTTTGCCTTTCTTATCTTTTAAGAAACCGTCTTTTTGTATTGATGCCCATTTTTCGGAATTTGCATAAATAACAGGAACAACAATAGATTCACCGTTATCTTCTACACGAAGCATCATTTTTTGATCAATAAACGACTTAACAGAAAAATCTATATCGTAAAGTGTAATCGAAACACTACGAGTTTTATCTTTATCTCTACGAGTTTGCAATGACCGCCCTTTACCTAAATCTTGTCTTTGATTTTGTTCTGATCGAACATCGTCAATAAAAGAATCACGAGTTCTTCTTATTGGCGGTTTTCTATATTTTGCAGAATTAAACATTATATGTTACTCGGAATATCATTGTGATCTGTTGTTATTGCCGGTCTAAATTCTTCGATGTGTATTCTTGAACGTCTTGTTAAGTGAGATGTTGCAACTATGGAAACATTGTGCCCCCATCTTTCAGTAGCAAAAGAATAATCTGGATTTTTACCACCGAAAAACTGATTTTCTTGAACACCATCTATTTCCCACCATTCTCCATTGTATTCTACAACGTCACCAACTTCGATGAAAATTTCAACATCTTTCAAAAATTCTCGTATAAATGCAAATGTAGCAGCTTGTTGGAAATCTTGACCAAATTCAGTTCCCTCATAAGTTTGTGCTTGATAATCTATCAATGCGGGTATTTTAACAGGACTATGATATACTTTTTTATCCGATTCGTTATACAAATTTGTTTTTGTATTTTCAATGGAAAGTTTATAGACAGCAACTTCTGTATCTATTATATCAGCTATCAGTTCCATATTAAATCTGTGAACAAGTCCGGCATCTCTTTGTCCGTGAAATAATGGCATTTTATTATCCTATGTAAATTGCTAAAGGTGTTCCGTTTAGACTAGCAGCAAGTGCCTCTGTTTCCAATCTTTTTGCCTCTAATAATTTTGATCGGGTCATTGTATCTAACATGGTTCTTAATTGATCAACCAATGTCTGTTTTTCTGTTCCAGCTGCACTCAATAAATCAGATGCATTCAACGTTGTTTCACCGTTTGGAATAGGTATACTTCCGTATTTACCTCTGACATAACCTAGCATTTCTTTTGTCAATGCAAGTCCGAATGAATATATCCAACTTTTACCAACCGAATTTATTTGTGAATATGTCATAAAATCATAAGGAGCATTTGACATATCTGAAACTTGTCCGTTTGGATATTTTAGTGGATTACTCCTTTCTTCTTTTACAATATATTCAATCCATAGTTTGTAATCCTTTGTTGGAACTGGAAATATACGAAGTTCATTGTTTATCAGTTCAAATGTAAATGCAGATTTACGCATCATGTCATTAAATTCAATCGCTTGAACACGAAGTAAATCGGCATACATCGGCATCAACATAAATGATACACCGGTAGAATATGCACCAAATCCAAATGTATCAAGCATTGCCTGATTACCTAAATATGGATCATAAAATCTCATTGAAGCTGGTGGAGAATAATGATGAACTCTTTTTATCTCAATGGAGCCGGTTGGAGTTTTTACATTACGAATCAATGCATCTAAATTGTATTTCTGTTGTCCTGTTTTTATGTCAATAGATGATGAATAAAAAGCAACGTTTCCATTTGTAAAAGTTTCACTACCATATTCTGTTGCAAGTTGTATCATACCACCCATATTGGTAGATATATTTCTTTGTGTAACATTTGAATCAGTTGATGAACCCATTAAACTTAAAAGATTTTGTTGTATGTTAAATTGATTAACGTGATATGAATACTCATAAACTGCTTCTTCAAAACAAGTATAAAAATTAACATCTTGTAATTCTACATCCACAAGTGGATAACCCAATCTTTTAGCACACCAATCAGCAAAAGGATCGGCTTCTGTTTGAAAATCAACATCATTATCAAATGTTCCAAACGGTGTGCTTCCAGTTGTAAAACTTGAACTACCAGGCCAAATAGGAATTTCGGTCATTTATCTCTCGGATTTTGTTTCTTCAAAATACTTTAATATATCATCAACAATAGGATGACGGTGATTTGTTTTTAATTCATAAACCCCCAATCCTTGTATCTTATCTTTCATATTGAATAAATATGGAAGACCGGAATCTTTTTTCTGTTTCAAATCTATCTGTGATATATCACCAGTTAGCATCATCTTTGAATTGATACCTAAACGAGATAATATCATTTCCATCTGTGCCTTTGTTACATTCTGCGATTCATCAACAATAACACAGGCATTTACAAATGTTCTACCACGAAGAAATGAAATAGGAGCAATTTCTATTTTATCTTCAACCATTAACTTTTCAATTTTTTCTTTATGATACAGTTGAAACATATTCGCCTGTATAGGAGACAACCAAGGATCCATTTTTTCTTTTATATTACCAGGAAGAAATCCCAAATCTTCGTTAGACACAGTTGGTCTTGTAATTATTATTTTTTCAACTTCGCGATAAAAAAAACATTCAAGAGCAATTTGTGTTGCTAACAATGTTTTTCCCGAACCAGCTTTACCAACAAATACCGAAATATCATCACGAAGAGCATCGGCTTTTATTCTCTTTTGTTCTTCGTTCAATGTTAATTGAAACTGTATTTTATTTTTTATAGTTTTTCTTCCTTTTTTTATTCCCGATGTATTTAGACTCGAACTTTCTTCTTCACTCAACAAATGTTCTCTATTATCTGTTTCCTCGTTATGTTCAGAACTCATAATGGCTCCTATAATAATTTAGAAAGGGTGTCTCCCATAGATTTTACGTCTGCCTCAATCTTGGAAAATATATTATCCAATTTTTCTGGCTTATGGGTCCATTCAAAACCTACAATGGCAATAAATTCCGAACCTTTTTTTATCGGATATACTACCGCTGATTTAGACCCTCTCTGTGAAAAAAATGCTTTAGTTATTAAGTCCTCTATATTATCTACAACAGGATATACCGCCTTATGATTTATTACATCTTCTACAAAGTTGGAATAAAGTGACATCGGTAAGTTTTGGTATTGCTTAAACTCCGTGCTAACACCTTCTTCGAGTGACTCGAATGATGTTGAGAGTTTGGTCATGGATTTGCCTGTTTTGTATTTACCACCGTTGTGTCTTTGAAGAATAAATGCACGCTGACAGTTATATTCTTCTAACAGTTGGTCTAATATGGTTTGGATTAGTTTGGAATGAGAAATCTCTCGGTCAATTCTTTTTTGTTTGTATTCACCGTATTTGTATTTTAGGAACCAGGATAAGAAAACACCAAGAAGTGTTGCAATACTGGATACCGCCAATTTTATTATGTCAATATATTGAATTTGAGTTTCCATTTGTAATAAATAGCAAATATGAAATAAAAAAGGGTAACGATTGTTACCCTTTATGAAAAATTATTTTAGTTTTTATTTTTTTACATATAAAAGATTTCCGTCTTTTATTCTAAACTTACCAGTTGGTTTATACGATTCATTTGAATCTTTACCAAAGTTTTCATCAAAAAATGATCTTATATTTTGTAAAACTGCAATAACTGCCCAAGCCAAAACGATTGCATGTGCAATTTTAACTATGGTAGAAAGTGCATCACCAAAAGGCACTAAAAACGGTGAAAGCAAATCAGTTATTGCCTGAAAACTAAATGTTCCGTTTATACCATATGCCCATATTTGCCAAGATTCCAAAACAACATATGATAAAATCGGAAATGTGAATGGTCCTGGACCACCAATTTTTGAAGATACCTTTGAAGCCATTGGTAATATCTTTTCCGCAGTTTGTTCACCAACAACTTCTATTAGAGTTGCTAATGGAAAAAATATCGCCTTTATACCAAGTATTATGTAATCCGCAACTTTTCTACCCATAGGGTTTTTTATCAGAACACTTGTTAAATCCGCTTCATTTAGATTCATCATTTCTCTGATATTTTGTTTCGTTGAGAAAATAGACTTATATGCCTCGGCAATATCTTCCATTGATTTTTCAACATCATCACCACTTATACCCTTTGTATCAGATGGTGTAAATTCACCAGCCATAAGTTGTTTCTCAAATAATCCACCACCCATAAGTTTTTGACTAAAATAGGTTGTTACGTGTTCGTATATTGATTTTGCATCATCAAAATCTTTTTTTGCATCTTCGTGTTTATGTGGATGTTTTTCTTTGAACGCCTTTACCCAAGCCGCATCCATTGCTTTAATCAATTTATCACCGATTTCAGAAATTTTTGTTTTGATAGTATTCATCACCTTTGAAAATCCAGCTTTCAATTTATTTACTATCTCTGCAATCATGTCTGAAAAATTAGACCAAATTTTCTTAACACCATCCCAACCTTTAACGAATGCATCTTTAACCGATGCACCAATATCCGTAACTTTATCTGCAGCAGCATCCCAAGATTTTTTAATGAAATCCGTGAATCCTTCGTCAATTATTCCCTCTGAAATTAGTTTTTGATGTCTGTTTACGGACTTTATAGTAGTTTCATTTATTTCCGTTATTCTATTGTATTTCAAATATCCATTGACAACAAAGCTTTCAAATTTACCTAATACTCCAGATTCTATTATTTTTTTTATAGCAAATTGATTAAGAAATGCAGAGTTCTTCAAACTGTTTATTTGACGATTTTGTTTTGTTTGTATTTCATTAAGTAATTTAATTAAACTATATTTTTTATTTTTCATCTAAATACCCTATTATTCATGTTTAACATATAATAAATTACCGTCTTGTATTTTGAATTTACCGGTTGGTTCATACGATTCTTTCTTCGCACCTATACCTACAAATTTTTGTAATGATGGAGCCATGTTAATCAAAGCAGTTGATAAACTGTATACAACCAAAATTCCACTAATTGTTCCTAAAAGCAATTTGTAACTAGCAAGAATAGGTGCCAATGGTGGAAAAAATGATTGTGCAATCAGTTGTGGTCCACTTGGGGTTATGAATTTAACTACAACTTCCAATACTTCCGATAATATACCAGCAATTACAACAAATTTGAAAGCACCTGGACCACCTAATAATTTTACACCCTCTGAAAATTTATTTAGTAATTGTTCACCAACAAATCCCGTAACTATTTGTGTGACCTTTGCTATAGGTGCAAATACGGTTTGTAATATCTTAATAGACCACTCTACGATTCCTTTTAGAAATGGATTTTTTATTGCACTTTCAAGGTGAGCAAATCCACCACCTTCCATTATGAATGATTTGTTTTTTGATAAATTGTATAACTCTCTAACTACGCCTTTATTTGAGAACAATTTATTTCTTTCTCTTATTAAATTTGATTTCATAGATTTGAAGCTTTCCATTTTTTCTAAATCCTCCAAACCATCCTCTGCCTTTGCAGGATCAACTTTTACATCACCTTCTGGAGAAATACTACCATCAACCATTGTTTTTTCCCAAGTTGGAGCTGAAACCCACTTGTTAAAAAATGTGTCTTTAACATAATTTCCAGAATCTACTAAATGTTGAACTTCTTTAGCAAAAGCACTTTTATCTTGAACGTTAGTCACTTTTCCCTCTAAATCCGTTACTGCCTTGTCTGCTGCTTGTTTTGCTTTACCAGAAAACATACCAAAAACTTTTATTAAACCTTCTTTACAAGCACCTGCAACTTCCTTTACAAGTTCTGAAAATTGTCCCCAAACCGCCTTTATTTTACCCCAACCGCCAGATAATACTTCTTTTGCCTTATCACCCAATCCTTTTAACCCATCTAAAATATCAGAAAAAAATCCTTCCGATAGTAAAATATCTTCATATGAAGATTCCACTATGATTTTTACGCTCTCATCGAGTTTTTTTACAATAGATTCTGTTAATGATTTTGTATTTGTTTTTGTGAAAAGTATTTCAACTGCAATAGATTCATTTTTTGTAAAAATGTCAGATTTTAATAATGATTTGATTGCAGATTCATCCAATACATTAAATTTAACGTAATTTGAATTGATTCTTTGTGACATTCTTTTTTCCGAAATAACCTCATTCATAAGATATTTCAGAGTATTTTTTTGTTTAGGATTCATACTTAATTCTCAACTTTGTAAAATGATACAACTTCTATTAGATAAATATGTATAAAAAATAAAAAACCCACTTAATGAAGTGGGTTATCGGTGTTATTATTTTTTATTCTTTATCATTTTTTTCAGTGTTTCAAGAACCATTGGTTTTATGATTTTTACTAATTTTTCTTGTAATCTTTGTTTTTTAACTTTTTTCAAATAAGATTCTTGCAATCTTTTTTGATTTGATTTGTTATATTCTTTCAATTTTTTAATTACAGATTCTCTCAATGGTTTTTGACCACGACGCATTCTATAATATGATTCCATTTTAGATTTAACATCATCTGAATATGGTGCTTTAATATCAATTTCACCTGCAGCTATTGCCTTAGCAACATCGGTAACTTCTTTACCATTGATTACAGGCATTTCCACTCGTGGAGGTGCACCTGGCATTATATCCTTTGGCAATTTGTCTGCATTTTGCATAACTATTTTTTTACCGGCTTCAAAATCTCCACCACCTAATGTTTCCATTGCAGTTTTTACATCTTCTGGTTTAGTTGCATTACCTTTATCATCAGTATAACCCTTCTCCATCCATTCATCAATCAATTTATCGAATACACCACCTTTGAAACTTGCAATGTTTCCTTTTCCTGCATTTCCACTACGACCAAATTGACCAACTGTTACAACATTCAAAGCACTTACCAATGCTTTACCTGGAAGATCTATTTGAGTTGCAGTGATACTGGCTCCTGGATCCGCTAAAAATGTTGCTGCCCAACGATGGTGTCCATCCATAATGTAATTATCTGCTGAAATGATTGATTCGAGATCACCACCGGGACCACCACTAAATGGACCAACTTTGTTAATCATACCAATCGCCATTCCAAGTGCCTTCTCAGGAATAATTTCTGTTTGTGCAGCTTTTAATGCACTTGCAGGAACGGATGCTTTTTTACCAGCAGCCGCATCATCAGAGTCATCGCCATCTTTTTTTCCGGCACCAATAGCCGCCTTAGCAGCATCTTTTGGAACTTTACTTATACCGAGAACATCGGTGGTTCCAAAAACTTCATCGTCTTCAAACAGTCTTCTCTTTTTGTTAGTCTGTTTCATAAAATTTCCCATTATTGTCAAAAAATACAAATTTGTAAAAAGAGTGATCCGTTTGAACACTCACAAATAAATATAGATAAAAATAAAAAAAAAACAAAAAAGGAGTGAGAAAAATCTCACTCCTTTCATTTAACTAATCCGGTTAATACTATATGTCACCGAGAGAATCAATTTGGATAAGACCATAGAACTCTGGACGAACAATTTTCTTAGCATAACGAGTCATCACGCCTTTTCTTGGTGTGAAGTTCTGTGGGTCATATACCAATGGTGTCATTACAAGTGGAAT